TGTGCGAATCCGTCCGTACTGTTCGTCTATATGGTGTTTTGGGTACTACGTTTGGCCGCGAATTCCAACTTTCGGTAGCCTCACCAAAAGAAGCCATCCGCGCATTGTGCGTTATCGTGCCAGGCTTTGAGCGTTTTTTGAATACCAGCAAGCAGCGCGGCCTAACCTACGCTGTTTTCAGCGGTAAGCGTAACCTGAACGATGATGAGCTCTCTATGGATCAGAGTACAGCTGACATCCGTATTGCGCCGATTATCCTCGGGAGTAAACGTGGTGGAGTATTCCAGACCATCTTAGGCGTGGCTTTGGTCGCAGTTGGTGCTGTGGCGTCATACTTTGGAGGTGGTGCTGTTGGCGTACCTCTAATGCAATTTGGCGCTGCGATGGCCCTTGGCGGTGTTGTGCAGATGCTATCTCCACAGACAACCGGACTTGCCAGCAAGCAATCGGCAGACAACAAGGCTAGTTATGCCTTTGGTGGAGTAACAAATACGACAGCTCAGGGCAATCCGGTACCTCTCTTGTACGGACGGCGCCGTATAGGTGGCGCGATCATCTCCGCCGGTATCTATGTTGAAGATCAGCAGTAAGCATGGTGTAATGGGCTTACTTAATATGGGGTAACTTGAGCTTAGATTTAAAAATGAAAAAAATATCTACTCTTTTCCTTTGTACTTCCTTATTTTCAGGAATGGCTTTGGCTGAGAACCATTACATACCTCTCCTCTATAATTTATCTACTATGTTTGATTTCAATCCAGTTAAAGGAGCTGTCAAATCATTAGATACTGATGTTGAAGAAAATGGTAAGGTCACTTATAAAATCGCCATCAGACTAGCTAAGAATGGTTGTGTCGAAAGCTTAGATCTTGATAACGTTTCGTCTGGTCATGAAACAAATTTAAAAAATAGCAATGGAAGTCTTGTTGGCCAAAGAGATGGTAAGCCTTTCTCAATACAGCTCGATGAAAAATGTAATATTTTGACTAAAAATGAAAGTGGTGACGAGTTACGATATGGTCTTTACTCGAATGGCTTAATTAAAGATACCTATTATTTGGGCAAGAAAATATCTGAGCATTTTTATGATGATAATTATAATTTGATACGTTCTGAGTTTTATGGTTCTGGAAAGGTCCTCTCTAAAAACGAAATATCTTATGTTGATAAAGACAGGAAACCTCTTGATTATAAAATTATAAACACATCAGTTTACTCGGAAGGTTATACAGCAACGAATACTTGTCATTATAGCGAAAAGCTTGTTCCTGAAATATGTAAAGTAACAATGCAGAGCGCAGGGAATCCTGTGCCGAAGCCAGTACTAATGACAGCGAATACGAAAGTTGAATTCTACTAGATTAAACACATTTCAATAAGCCACCTCCGGGTGGCTTTTTTTATGGGCGCAATATGGCTATAGCAACCGCTATTAAAGGCCGCAAGGGCGGCAGTTCAAGCTCAAGAACTCCTACAGAACAGCCAGACGATCTGCAGTCAGTAGCCAAGGCCAAAATCCTTCTCGCGCTGGGAGAGGGGGAGTTTGCTGGTGGCCTCACTGCGCGCGATATTTATCTCGATGGCACCGCACTTGAGAACTCAGATGGTTCACAGAACTTCAGCGGTGTGGCTTGGGAGTTTCGTTCTGGAACTCAGGCGCAAAAATACATTCAAGGGATCCCAGGTACTGAAAACGAAATCAATGTAGGTACCGAAGTTTCCAGCTCTACAGCGTGGACGCGCACGTTCACCAATACGCAGCTTTCAGCTGTTCGCCTGCGTCTAAAATGGCCTTCTCTCTTCAAACAGGAGGACGATGGCGATCTGGTTGGCTATTCGGTCAACTACGCAATTGACCTGCAGACAGATGGCGGTACCTGGCAGACGGTGCTAAATACCAGCGTAACCGGGAAAACCACCTCTGGTTATGAACGCAGCCACCGTATTGATTTACCTCAGGCGGGCAGCACCGGGACCATCAGGTTGCGAAAAATTACAGCCGATGCCAATAGCGCGAAGATTGGCGACACGATGACGCTGCAAAGCTTTACAGAAGTAATCGACGCCAAACTGCGATATCCGAACACTGCGCTATTGTACATTGAATTTGACTCGAGCCAGTTCAATGGCTCAATTCCGCAAATTGCCTGTGAGCCTCGCGGGCGTGTTATTCGTGTGCCCGATAACTATGACCCCGAAACAAGAATGTACAGCGGCACCTGGACGGGCGCATTTAAGTGGTCATGGACGGATAACCCTGCGTGGATATTTTACGATCTAGTGGTCACTGACCGCTTCGGTCTTGGTAATCGGCTAACAGCAGCCAATATCGATAAATGGACGCTTTATCAGGTCGCTCAGTATTGTGATCAACCGGTACCGGACGGTAAGGGTGGTAGCGGAACTGAACCGCGTTACACCTGCAACGTTTACATTCAGGATCGGAATGACGCTTACACTGTCCTGCGTGACTTTGCTGCCATTTTTCGAGGCATGACCTACTGGGGAGACGAGCAGATTGTTGCCCTTGCAGACATGCCCAGAGATGTCGATTTTACCTACACACCTGCTAACGTAGTCGACGGCAAATTTGTGTATTCCAGCAGCACAACCAAAAGTCGCTACACGAACGCTCTTGTATCCTGGTCTGATCCGGCAAATGGCTATGCTGATGCAATGGAGCCAGTCTTCGAACAGGAGCTGGTGGCGCGCTATGGTTTCAACCAGCTTGAGATCACCGCCATCGGTTGCACCCGGCAGTCTGAGGCTAACAGAAAAGGGCGCTGGGGGATCCTGACCAACAATAAAGATAGGATTGTAACGTTTGACGTTGGTCTGGACGGCAATATTCCTCAGCCGGGGTACATAATTGCTGTTTCTGACCGAAATCTTTCAGGGAGAGATTTAGGCGGTCGATTATCCGCGGTTAATGGTCGCGTCCTCAAGCTTGACCGGGTGCCAAGTGCTAAGGCCGGTGACAGGATAATGGTAAACCTGCCGTCGGGTAGTACCCAATCCCGGACGATTCAGTCCCTGTCCGGTGAAATGGTCACTGTAACAACTTCCTTTAGTGAACTTCCGCAGGCTGAGGCTGTATGGGTAATTGAATCTGATGAACTCTATGCGCAGCAGTACAGGGTAATTAGTGTCACCGATAACAATGACGGGACATATACCATCACGGGGGCAAATCACGATCCGGATAAATATGCCCGTATCGATACAGGTGCCGTTATAGATCAGCGGCCGGTAAGTGTCATCCCTCCAGGTAATCAGTCGCCGCCAGCCAACATCGCGATCAGCTCGTTTTCGGTGGTTCAGCAGAATATCAGCGTCGAAACCATGCGAGTCAGCTGGGACCAGGCACAAAATGCCATCGCTTATGAGGCGCAGTGGCGCCGCAACGACGGGAACTGGGTTAACGTGCCTCGTAGCTCCACCGCTTCCTTTGACGTTTCCGGCATCTACGCCGGACGGTACCTGGTGCGCGTGCGTGCTATCAATGCAGCGGAAATTTCATCCGGGTGGGGATATTCAGAAGAGAAGACGTTGACCGGCAAAGTGGGCAATCCGCCCAAGCCAGTGGGCTTTATGGCTACGGGAATTAACTGGGGTATTCGTCTGAACTGGGGGTTCCCGGGAAACACCGGCGATACCCTCAAAACAGAAATCCAGTACACGGCCAACAGCGACTTTTCCGATCCGTTGCTGCTATCGGACGTACCTTATCCATCTGCTGAATATACCCAGCTCGGGCTGAAAGCCGGGCAGGAATTCTGGTATCGCGCGCAGTTGGTTGACAGAACGGGTAACGAGTCCGGATATACCGACTGGATTAGGGGGATGTCTAACGATAATGCTGATGATTATCTGGGTGAAATTGCAGATGATTTCCTTACCTCGGCCGACGGCGACCGCCTGACCAGCGATATTGATACCAATCTTGAAGCTGCAATGCAGAACGCGCTGGCCAACCACGGAACAGTTGAACATCAATGGGCGCAATACGGAGAGGTACGCGCCGATATCCTGGTTGTGAAAACGACTATTGCTGAGGTGGATAGGGCAATGGCCGAAATGTCGACACAGGTGCAGGCGCAGATCGATAACGTCACCGCTTCACTGGAAGACAAGCTCACAGCCGTCGTCGATGCCTCCGGTGCTTCGGCAATCTACACCCTCAAAACAGGCGTGAGGATAAACGGGGTGATTTACAACGCCGGGATGTCGATTGCTGTGCTTGCTGAGGCCGGTAAACCGGTAGTAACCAGGGTTGGCTTTAACGCTAATCAGTTCGTGCTGATGAGTGGCAGTGGTGATACCCAGTATTCACCGTTCGCAGTGGTTAATGGTCAGGTCTTTATCAGCTCAGCGTTTATTCAGGATGGCACGATCACCAATGCTAAAATTGGCAACTTCATCCAGTCCAACAATTACGTACCAGGGCAGTCCGGGTGGAAACTGGACAAAGGCGGTACCTGGGAAAACTACGGCAGCGATGGGCAGGGCGCAAGAAAGACCACGAACGTTACTGACAGCATCAGGGATGCGAACGGTGTCCTCCGCGTACAGATTGGTAAACTTACAGGAGTATTTTAATGACGTGGGGCATTCAGACATGGGATGCCAATGGCAATCCGAACAATTATGGTATTAAGCCAGTTTCAGTGGTCGGACGTATTCAACTTTCTGAGGGGCAAAACTCTGGAAGCTGGTCGTTTACCATTCCGGCAGGAATGAAGGTCGGATTTGTCGTTTCTCTGGATAAGGGGGCGGTCTCGGTAGGGCGCAGTATCGTCGCCAGCGGAAATACGATAACTCTTGGAGCAGCAAACAGCGCAGGGATTGGAAACTATCCAGCCTCTGAATGTGAGCTCGTAGTTTTTGTGGAGAAAGCATAATGGCAGATTATGGCGCACTGATAGCTCTGGATAATGGAAATCCCTTTATTACGCCTCAGTCCACGCCATTTTGTCTCTACAGGAGGGTAGTGGTTAACTCAGTAGCAAGCGGGGCATATCAAGGTGCATCTGCAACAATAGCTCTGGACGTTTCATATCCGGCGATGGTTTTTTGCAAAACGAGTGATACTGCTCAGCCCACGGTAGTTACTGCCGCAAGATCAGGGGGAAATATTCTTGTTGGGTCAAGCAATGCTTATGGACAGGCACATACCTTAACGGCTTACATATTTGCCATTTTCCCACAGACATTGCCAAAATGGGGATTTGCTATCTGGGATGCTTCCGGAAAGCTGGTCCTGACAAACGAGAGTCGGATATTGAGTGATCTCGTGACTGTTGGGACACCAGGAGCTGCAACAGGTGGAATTAATATTGACGTCACTTTGCCAGGGAGTTATGCGGTGGCTCCCGCTATTCTTGGTTCCCAGATCATTCAGAACAATAACACTAAACCACCCACTATTGTGAATATCACAGCCTACTCAGGATGTCGGTTTAATGGTTCATCAAGCAGGATTAATGCCGCGCCTTCGACAACGGCTACCGGTTCTGCTGCGGGAGGGACTACGACTGGAATAGCTTTGACGGCTATCAACACCGCCGCCTATGATTGATCGTTTTAAGCGATCAAATTCACTTAATTGATCTGTCATATCTATTTTATATTTCAATACTGCTGCGTTAGTTTTTACTTAATAAAAACTAGCCAAGGTGTGAAATGACGAAAATAATGTTCGCGATGGCATTTTGCCTGTTTCTTTCTGCTTGCTCTGGTTCCGTTCTGCAAAAGCAGGAACCATTATGCGAGGCAGAAGCGCTTATTGGTGGTCAGGTTCTGTCGATACAGATTTACGATGTGCGCAAAGTAGCCAATCAGACAGAATATAGAGCAGGCTACCCCTTCAATTGGCGATGGGTGAGCAAAAATAACTTCACCAGGTCGACCTGTTCAAAATGAACAAAACAAGAACCCGCTTCGGCGGGTTTTTTATTATCTGAACTCAGGAGTTTTTTATGTCGGCAGGTACACTCACCCTGACAAATGGATCCGCTATTGTTGGCGGTTCCGGAACTGCATTCGCAACCGAACTCTCTGCAGGTGACTTCATTGTCTCTACTGTGGGCGGCGTTCCGTACGCGTTACCAGTAAAAACGGTAGATAGTGATACCCAGCTGACGCTTGTAAGCAACTTTACCGGACCTACTCAATCCGACGCGGCCTGGTCAGCGGTTCCGCGCGTGGCGCTGAACATGGTCACTGCTGCGCTGGTTGCTCAGAGTGCAGAAGCGCTGCGTGGACTGAATTACGACAAACAGAACTGGCAGCAGGTTTTCAGTGCAGCCGGAAACATCACAGTGAAGCTTCCAGATGGAACAACTTTTAAAGGTCCATCGTGGCCATCCGTAATAAGCCAGACAAGCACGTTAAATGGAAAAACGGGTGGAAATGTAACTGGTACTTTGATGGTAACTCAGGGTAGCAGCATTGGCGTATCTACTCAGGAAGGTGGTGATAAGACCGTTAAGCTATACAACATCACAGGGGATGGGAGTGTAGGAGGTTATGTAAACGCTGTGGGAGGGGCCTGGTATAACGGGAACTGGTCTCTAGGCGGTGTTCGGGGGAGCGGGACTAATTTAGACAGAGCGCAGTTAAATGTTAATAGCGGAACTGGTACGGCGGGTTCATTTTTGTTTTACCCCGATGAGAGATTCAAATCATCTTCGTGTGGAGCTGATGGGGCTGGTTATGGTGGCTCATGGTCAGACATTAACACATGGCAAAGAAATATCTCTTTTTTCCGAGGTAACGTGTCCGTTAATAATGATGCAGGGTTTATCCCTTTTGCCCGTTGGCATAGTCAATGCAGTGGTGGATACTCTTCAACAGTAGGGCTTGGTTCTATAGCTACCGGGCCTAGTTCGTGGGCGGATGTAGCAATAACAACACTTGGGGATGGTGGTTCTGCCGGGCAACGTATATTTCAATTCACGACAGCAAGCGGTGATATATACGCCAACGCTGGTGGAAATCTTTCCGGTAACTATATTTTCCAAAAGCAGCCTAACTGTGACATTACGCTGAAGCACGATATTAAATATGATGATGGTTATCAGTCATACGAGAATATCAAGAAATTCCTGCCAGCAACTTACGTCTACAACGATGACCCTCGAGAGAGAGTTCGCCGAGGTGTAATCGCTCAGGACGTCATGAAGATTGATAGTGAGTACGTAAAGCTGGTCCCTGCTGCGCCAAAGTTTGATAGCGAAGGAAACAGGGTTGATGCTGATGATACGTTGGCACTGGATAACAACGTCATCATGCTTGATACCGTGCTGGCATTGAACTACGTCATTAAACAGCTGGAGACAACACAGAAAGAGCTCCAGGAGCTTAAGCTAAAAATAGCGCAATCATGAAGTCTTAGCTTCAGCCGCAGCCCGTGCAGGTACTCAACTGGCTTTGTCTCACTCAGGTCTGCTTACACTCTGCCATTATCGAAAAATTTACAAAAGAGATAATTCGAAACGAGAGAGAAACTTAGAAACGAAACGGCGAAGCTTTAAGCAGTGACGATAGAGCCTGTATCTTGCGGACACTTACAAATAAAACTACTGTATATAAAAACAGTATTTGAGGTGTGTGCAATGGAATTCATCAGGCCAACAGAACTGAGAGAAATTATCACTCTCCCGCTTTTCAGTGACTTAGTTCAGTGTGGTTTCCCAAGTCCCGCAGCTGATTACGTTGAACAGCGTATCGATCTCAATGAGTTACTTGTCGCTCATCCGAGCTCCACCTATTTCGTCAAAGCCGCAGGTGATTCAATGATCGAAGCCGGGATCAGCGATGGTGATCTGCTGGTGGTGGACAGCTCGCGCACAGCTGAGCACGGTGACATTGTCATCGCCGCGGTGGAAGGGGAATTTACTGTTAAACGCCTGCAGCTACGCCCGACAGTCCAACTCATCCCAATGAATAGCGCCTACAGTCCGATTGTTGTAGGCAGCGAAGATACGCTGGACGTTTTCGGCGTTGTTACTTTCATCGTCAAATCTGCGAGCTGAGTATGTTTGCGCTCTGTGATGTGAATTCGTTCTACGCATCATGCGAGACCGTATTCAGGCCTGACCTGAGAGGGTGCCCGGTTGTCGTTCTCTCGAATAACGATGGCTGTGTAATCGCACGCAGTGCCGAGGCTAAGGCCGCTGGAATTACAATGGGAGAGCCTTTCTTCAAGCAAAAGGACTTATTTCGGCGCGCTGGCGTTGTTTGCTTCAGCAGCAATTACGAGCTTTACGCTGACATGTCCAACCGGGTGATGACAACGTTGGAGGAAATGAGCCCTCGCGTCGAAATTTACAGCATCGACGAAGCTTTTTGCGACCTGACAGGTGTTCGCAACTGCCGGGACCTGACCGAGTTCGGCAAGGAGATCCGCGCTACGGTTCTAAAGCGTACAC